TATTCGGACTTAAAGGACTTGCAAGTGCGCTTAACGCCAATCATCCGCCATTTGTTTGAGCATGAGTTAAAAGCCAATGGAATCGGAAATGCGGATTATGAATTTGAATGGCTTGAAATTTATGCGGATGAACAAAGTGAGGCCGAAATTTTGAAGATAAAAGCGCAAGCGGTCAAAGACTTGCTTGAATGGGGAGTTATAAGCACGGATGAAGCCCGCGACATTTTAGGCTTGCCGTCCAAGGAAGTTGCGGAAGAATCAAAAGTGAAAAGGCCGGGCGTGCCAATCCGGGGGGGATGGTATTATGGCACCGGGTAACATCCCCCCAAGAGCCGTGGAAATAGTGATGGCGGGCATTGATGACCTTTTAGATGAAGCCGTGGTTTATTCGATGGAAGACGTGCGGCCGATTGTCCAAAAAGCGTATGAAAAGGGGGTGGATTACGGGCATAGGGATTTAAAGAAGGCTGGAATTATTGTTGAAATCCCCCCCGACCCGTCCGATATTGAATTTTTGAATGGGTATAATTTTGATTTGATAAAGGGGTTGGGGGAAGACATGAAAAAGGAAGTTCGGCGCGTTATAAAAGATGGAATCCTAAACGGCAAAGGTGTGGACAAAATAGCAAAAGACTTGCGCAAAGTGCTTAAAGTTCGAAAATGGAGGATTAACACGATTGCAAGGACTGAAACCATGCGTGCGTCAAATTATGGCCGTGTGCGGACGTGGGAAAAAAGTGGTGTGGTGAAATATAAGGAATGGCTCACCGCTTATGATGACCGCACATGTGCAATTTGTGATTCGCTTGATGGGGAACGTGTGCCATTAGACCAAGAATTTTCAATTGGCGTTTACATGCCACCCGCACACCCGAATTGCCGGTGCACGGCCGTGCCAATCGTGGAAAAGGAAGGCCTTGCGGCCAAAAAGAGTGACCCAAGGGAAATAAAAAACAAAACGGAAGAGTTGGCTTATTCCCGTGCCTTATCCAACCATTTCACCAATGCCATCGCCAAAATCATTGAATTGGTCAAAATGAATTTCGGGGGGATATGAATGGCGGGCAAGACGGGCATTTGGTTGCAAGGTGCGGCCGTATTTGCAAGGATTGAACATTTAGATGATGAAATTGACGAAACATTGCAAAAGATGACGTTGGAGATTGAAGCGGAAGCGAAAAGGCTTTGTCCCGTCCGCACCGGAAGATTGCGCGCAAGCATTCACAATGGTAAAATCCGGGAACGTGTCTATTTTGTTGGCACAAACGTGGAATATGCACCGTTTGTGGAGTTTGGGACACGGAAAATGACCGCTAAACCTTATTTAAGGCCGGCGGCAAAGAAAGTTTTGAATGAATACAAAATGCGGGGGTTATTGAAATGACCGCGTCCGGGTCACTTGAATTGCCAATTAATGACCCACCCAAAAATCCCGATGACCCAAATTACCTTTTGGGGCAAATTGTGGCGGAATTGCGGGCTTTAAATAAAAAAGTGGACAACATGGATAAAAAATTGGATACCCACAACGCACGGTTTGAAAAAATTGAAAAATCAATTGAAGACTTGAATGCGTGGCGGAAAGCTCACATACAATGGCATGCGGATGACGAAAAGTTGATTAAAATCAATAAAACCACATTTTGGGGGTTAGTTGGGGCAATAATTGCAAGCGGCTTTTTAGTGAACGTTATAATGCGAATAGTGGGGGGATGAAGGCATGAAAAAGGAAAAAATTGTATTGCAAAACCATGTTCCGGAAGAGTCAATAACTTATCAAGACAACTTAGTTTACTTGCCAAAATCAACGCTTTTGACACCGGGCACTTATAATGGCATAAAATTCACAAAAGAAGAAATTGAAAAGGCCAAAGTGCCAAAAGTGTTTCCATTGACTTTAAACCATTCGCGGAACGTGGAAGATGAAGTGGGGTTTTTTGTTGATGTTGAAAAGGTTGGCGGCAAATTGCGCGCCGTGCCCGTCATTAATTTGGAAACGGAAAAAGGGAAAGCGGCTTTGGGTTATGTAAAAAATAGGTTCAAAGCGGGGCTTACCCCGAACTTAAGCGTGGAAGTGTGGGTTGAATATAACCCGGAAAAAGAAACGCCGGTTGCAAAGAACTTGGAAATAATAAAAGCGTCATTGGTTGACATTGGTGCATGTTCGGAATCGGACGGGTGCGGCGTGGGTTTGCAAGCGCTCAATGCCGAAAAATCAAATGAAAGGGAGATGATAAAAATGGGAATTGTGCCAAAACACCCGTGGAAATATCCCAAAGATGAACAAAGTGCATGGGAAAAGCCACGTTTGCAAGATTTCACTAATGAGTCTTGGGACGAATTAAGCGATGAAGAAAAGCGCAACATTGCCGGACATTTCGCATGGGCACCGGAAAACCCACCGGAAAGATTCACCGATTTAAAATTGCCACACCACAAACCCGGCAATCATGCCGTGGTTTGGAATGGTGTGCGTGCGGCCATGGCGGCATTGAAAGGCGCCCGTGGGGGTGTCCAAATTCCAAATGAAGACGTGCCAAAAGTTTACAACCATTTGGCCACGCATTATAAGGAATTTGACAAAGAACCACCGGAACTTAAGAAAGATGAAAATGGCATGTGGTTCATTGACATGCCGGATGAAACCGAAATGCAAGAAGAGAAAGGCACCATGGAGTTTGAAGAGAAAAAGGAAGAGAAAATGGAATTAGAAAGCAAAACAAAGGAAAAAGTGAAAATTGAAAGCAAAATGGCGCCATGTGATATGACGGCCTATGAAAAAGAGATTGCAATACTTAAAGACAAACTTGCCATTGCCGAAAAGACCATTGAAAAGTTGAATGGAGAATTGGAGAAAGTTAAGGCCGAATTGGCGGCCTATAAGGAAAAGGAAAGGGGGTGTGTGGTTAAAGAAATAAGGAAATACGTGCCGGATTTTGAGCCGGGCGATAAGAGCGTGGAAGAATTGAAAGAGCTTTTAGAGTTTGCAAAAAAAGTTGCCGGGGGGAACTCGAAAAGGAAAACCCTAATGGAACCCCCGGATGAAATCAATGCCGAAAAATTGTTTGAAGAAGAATTAAGGAAGCGTTTGGAAGGTGGGGAAAAATGAACGAAGAATTAAGGAAAGAATTGGAAGTGCTTGCCACAACCACATCAAGCGATATTAGCCCGATTAAGCAAAGTGAAATCTTTTCAAAACTTATAATCCAACAAGCCGGGCGTGGAAGGAAGCTTGCAAAAGTTATTTCCGCCGTTGCGGAAGACGTGAAAAAAGGCGCGGGTGACACCGTAAAAGTTAGAGTCTTTCCCAAGGTGACCGTTGCAGAAGTTGCGGAAGGCAATGAAAATGAAGTTGCCGCTTATAAGCCATTTGCAAGTGAAGTGACGCTTAAAAGGTATTCGTCAACCGTTCCATTGACCGGGCAAAGCGTTTTTGTTTCGTCCGTTGACGTAAAAGCCCAAGTAGTTAAGGGAATTGCAGAGGGTTGGGCTGAAAAAATGGATGAGGTTATTACTTCCGCACTTGATTTGGGTGCGGCATCCGAAACATCATATAAGCCCGCTTATAGGGTCAACTTAGCAAGTGCCGGGGACTTATCGGACGTTTACGCCAAAATAGTTGCCGCCAAAGACTACATGATGTTTACCCTTGGAAGGCACCCGGACATGATTGTGGTGACCCCCCAAGTCCATTCACAATTACGTGCGGACTATGAAGACGGAACCAAAAGATATGCCATTGAATTGAACCCGGACGGCACCGTTAAGAAAGTTTACGGTTTGGAAGTCATTGTTGCACCGTTCGTTTCAAGCGGTGACACCGCTGACCAAGTTCACGCCGTAATCCTTGATAAATCCATGGCAGTTGCGGAAGCTTATGGAATGCCCGCAAAGTTTGAAGAGGAAAGGGACGGTGCAAAAGACATTTGGAAAGAAATATTCAACGCCTATTGGGGCGTTAGCGTCATCAAAGCCGATTTGGACGGCGACAGCACGGATGAAGCCATTGGAATTGCCCAAGTATGCAATGCCGGTGCAGGATGATTTGAAAGCCTTTTAATTTCCCTTTTTTCCTTTAAATAACGGCGGTGACTTGAATGGATTATGGGAGCATTGATGACGTTAGAGCATTGGCCAATTTGACGAATAACGACATAAGCGATGAAGAATTGAGCGTATTAATGAGGATAGCGCAACGCATGTTTTTCAATGACGTGCTTATAAAAATCGAAAAAGAAGACATCACTTATTCAAGAACATCCAATAATACACTTATTTATCAACTGAATTATTACCCCATCATGAGTGTGGAAAATGGAACGTCCCCCACGGCGGAAGACGTGAAAGTGGAAGCGGTGGACATTTATGCAAATGATTTGAATAATGCCGTGCGCGAAATTCAAGTGACGGCTTTAAATGCGGCTTATGGGCTTATCCAATTGGCGGAAGCCCCCACGGCAAGCGAAAAGCTTTTTGCTTATTATTACGCCGCACCGGTGCACTTTAAGGATTTTGACATTAACGTGGCGGTGAATTTCTTAACCGCACATTTGGCCACGTTGCGGTTGCAAGACCCGAATACGGTGGCGATTGCGGACTTTAACAATGCCTTGGTCATTAAAGATAAGAAAATGGAAACGCGGTTTTTGGACATGTATGAGCGCAAGAAAGCGGAGATTTTAGGGGGTTCAACATTTCGGGTGGCTGAATTATGAGTTTTGACAACGCATTGCAAGCATTCAAAACGGAATTGGAAAAGCTAACTTATACGGACGCGATGGGGGAAACGCAAAAAGTGAACGTTTACAATGAAACGGAAGTTATAAGGGGGAAATCGGCATGGGAAACCCCGGCTTTGGTGATTCGGGGCGTTTCCATTTTGACATCACCGATAACCGTGGGGTGGAATGAATTTAATGAATTGGGGGAATTCACCGTTTCGCTTTATCTAAAACAACGGACAACGGACTATAATGCGGGTTCCGTTAGGGAAGAGATAACGCAACAAATTGAAGCACTTGCGAAATCACTTAAAAACGGAATTGGGGACGCGGAATATTTGAAGCTCACCAATGTCATTGAAAGGGATTGGGTTGAAAAACCCGGCACATTACGCCGGGATTTTACATTTGAAGTTTATAAAGAAAGTTAGGTGGTGAAAAATGGCAAACCAATGGATTAAAGTGGGGAACATAAGCAACGGCGGTATTTATTTAGGCGTCCCGGCCAAAGGGGACGGCCTAACAATTGAAAGGGAAGTGACACCAGAATATTTCATTCATTCAATACATCCCCAAGGTGCCATTTTGGGCAAATTAGACGCGAAAGGCGAACTTAATTTGGCATTTAAACCAAAAGATGGGATTGACGAATTGCTTTTTGCCTTTTTCGGGCAAGTGGAAAGCGTGGACAATGGGAATGGGACTTATACCCACACATTCACCGCAAAGGAAAAAGACATTCCCGAATTTGAAATAATCAAAGCAATCGGAAGTTTGCAAGAGAAATATACCGGGTGCAAAGCAACCAAATTGACCATCACAACCCCGGCAAATGGGGAAATTGAATTTACGATTGAGTTATTGGCAAAGACGGGGGAAGTTGTTTCCGGGGAATCGGAGGGCACTTATGACGGTTCCAAGACGTTTAGGGTGCAAGACGCAACCATAACATGGGGTGGAAGCGAATATGCGGTTGGGAATGTGGAAATAACATTTGAAAGGGACGCGGCGGATGATGGGTTTGCACTAAATAGCGACACCGGGCGTTCATTGATTCCGGAAGGCAACCTTAAGGTAACCGCAAAATTGGACGTGCTTGCGGATGATGTTGTGTTTGCGCAAGATTTCATTGCCGGGACGGAAAAAGCACTTACATTGACACTTCAAACCCCGGACGGGGAAAGCATAACCATCAACATACCCAACGCAATCATCACATCCCGTGCAAAAGCCACGCAAGTTGACAAACAATTGCTTATTGAAGAAGTTGAAATTGTTGGGCTTGATGACGGTGTGAACGGTGCGGGTTACATTGAGCTTATAAATGATATTACAACCTATCCACGGACGTGATAAGATGACAAAAGCCTATAAAGGCACGGTGGGCTTGCTAATTGAAGTGGAAACGGGCGTTGATTTAAGTGACGCAACGGAAGTAAAATTAAAAGTCAAAAAGCCATCCGGCACGACCGTGGAATGGGCGGGCGTGGTGAGTGGCACAAAAATCCAATATACCACGCAAGCCGGGGACTTGGATGAAAGTGGACTTTATTTAATTCAAGCTTATGTTGTTAAGCCCACCGGCACGTATTTGGGCGAAACCGCGCGCATGCACGTATTTGATGAATTTGAATAAAGGGGGTTAAAAAAATGGAAGGGAAACTTAAACTTAAGGGAAAAGTGACAATTAGAAAGTTGGACAAAAACGGAAACGTGCTTGAAGAAGAAACGTTTAATAATTTGGTGGTTAATGATGGAAAAGCCGCCGTTGCCGGGCTTATTATAGGCACCGGCACCGCGTTTGGTTACATTGCTATTGGGACGGGAACAACGGCCGAATCCGCAACGGACACGGCTATGGAAACGGAAGTTGCAAGGAAAGCCGCAACCACGTCCCAAGTCACTACAACCGTGACAAATGACACCGCACGTTTTGAAGCCACTTTTTCATCCGCGGATGGATTAAGCGGGCAACAAGCCATCACCGAATACGGGCTTTTCAACGACCCATCCGCCGGAACAATGCTTGCACATGCAATTAAAGCGGCAAAGAACATGGATTGGGACGCGGGCGAACAATTGCAAGTTACATGGGACGTTCAAGTGCAATGATTTAATTTTTAAGCATTTCTTTTAATTTTTGATGAGGGATAAATATGGCATTCAATAGTTTAACTGAAAAAATATTGGACACGAACAGTCCAAATGCCATTCCCCGCAACTTAATGGCGGGAATTCATGCAAGAGACGGGTTATTTGATTTTGCTTATTATGACCCAACTAATGAAGTCATTGTATTTGGGGAGTTTAACCTTTCAACGGGAACATTAAATAAACCCACCCAATCCCCCGGATTTGCCCCCGATACCGTGCAAATGGCGGGTTATCGCCATACCGATGGCACTTTTGATTATATTTATATTTATCCTTCAGGGAGCACAATATATTATCAAGCCCGTGATGAAACGGAATTTGGGGGTATAAATTCTTTTACAACGCAAGACGATTTATTGGCCGCAATTCCATCATCAGATAGTTCAAACTATTATATTTACACGTTAGAGGTTGTTAAGATTAAGGGGAAGAATCGGGGGCGTGTTCGGGTATATCAAGCGGCACACTCTTTAAACCCCACTTTTACTTATGTGCGGGATTTGTGGGCTGATGACGTGGAACATGTATTTGATACCGGGGGGATATCATGGATTACAACCGTGCAAACGGTGGATGGGGAAACGGCCGTTGTTGCGGCGTTTACAAGTGATGCGGGGGTGTTATGGTTTATAATTTCAAGACTTCCCAACCCAAGTGACCCGCCGTCTTTAACTTCGGTTTTTACTGCTGATGTTTACGATTTGGATTATCCGTCCCCAATTATCA